TCAGGAGTGTAAATGTTTAAATATGGTCTAATGCCTTGTTCTAATTCTTCTGCTCTAGTGAACACATTAGTTGATGGTTTATCAACTAGCACCCAACAATGTCCATAGATTGAAGCATAATTTTGTACCTCTCTCATTAGAGCATCAAAACTTCTGCCTTCTAAATCTGCATCATCAAAGAAATAAGGAACTGTTGCATCGTTTTCTAATATGCCTAATTCTCTAGTTGGTGGAACTCTAAATAAATAGCTTGAATAAATATGAATGATATTGCGACAATGATTGTCTAAAGGTGTGTAAGAAATTCTATCAAAGAATTCATTTTCTAATTCTAATTTGTATTGCTGTAAAAATTTACCATCTTTGTATTCTTTGCCGCCTAAATATGAACGAATAAAATATTCCCATCTTGAAATCATTCCCTGATATTGAGAATGTTGGCTTTCCATTTCTTGTCTTGAATATGCCATTATGAAAATCTCTTAGGTTGTGGTTTAGGAAGATTAGAAGTAATTGGAAATAAAAATTCAGTTGCGTAACCTAAAGCATCAGTCATGTGGTCATATCCATTATTTTTTTCAGGTTGTGTCGTTCCTTCTTTGTAAATTTGTTTCATTAGACTATTAATCAATGTTTTGCAAGAAGCATCTATAAAAATACTCCTCTTACCATCAAATGCTTTTAATTTAGAATTCACAGAGTTAATTCTATCTCTTACTAAAGCATGAGTAGATTTACATTTAACAATAAAACCGGCATTTTGCAAGATTGTTAAATCAGTTCTACCGCCAGCAGATGTTTTTCTTTGTCTTGAAGCTGGGTCAGGGTAAATAATGATTTTGTTTTTATTATATCTTGATAACAATTCGTCAATGAATTCGTCAGTATTTGAACTATAAATGACTATTTCATCAAATACTTCTATGTTTCCATTCTTAACATGAAATAAACAAGCGCTCATGGGGTCAATGTTAAAGTCGAGTCCCACGTGGATAATTGCATCTTTGTCATAGGTACATTTTCTTACATTTTCATCTCTACTAAAGTTGTAATAGACAACACCGCTATAAGTTTCAAAACTGGCCAAATACTCTTGCCTAAAAGTTCTTTCATCTAAATCTCTCATAGCTTGGTCAATTTCATCTTGCTCTACTTGACCACCATCAACAGTTGTAAATTTAAATGATTTCCATTCTGGGTCATCTCCTAAACCTTTCTGGTATATTTCGTAAGACCAATTACCAAAGCCTCTTGGAGTGCCTACGAATAATACATTACCAGTTACATGGCGGTCTGATATTGTTGGTCGCAAAACTTCAGTCCAAGCCTCATGTGGGATATCAGCATATTCATCAAGCAATAAAAAGTCTAAGCCAACTCCTCTTAAATTATCAGGAGATTTGTCAGCACCTTTTAAACTAATCTGTGAGCCATTCCTAAGTGTTAAAGATAGTTCTGTTTCATTGGCATATTTAATCCATTTATGTTCAGTTACTTTTTTCTTTAATTGTTTCCACATAATTTCTTTAGCCATGCGGTAAGTAGGTGCTACATAGAATATCTTTGAGTTAGGTTTGCGACTAGCGAATCTAAGTAATTCATACATGGCAAGATGCGTCTTACCGAATCTTCTTCCAGTAATAAGAACTCTAAATCTAGCTGGACAAGTATAAACTGCTAATTGAGGTTTGCTAAAAGACATTTAATAATCCAGTTCATCATACTGGTCAGATTTATGTTCTTTTAACTTTTTGATTTCTATTTCTTTGAGTTGTATTTCTTCTCTAAGTAAGTCTATTTGTTTTTTCAAATCATGAATGATTACTTCTAAGTCGTTAGACCCTCTTTGCTTCCTATCAATCATGCTTCTTGGCTTTTTTCTTCCACACATTTGTACATCAAATCCTTATATATAATACCTTGTTCGTTTAAAGTTTCTATAATTAATTCGCCTTGTTTCTCGCCGAATCTATTACAATCTTCTAAAGTCTTAAAGGTTCTACCATCTTCCATCTTTAAAAATATGGGTCTATACTCCTGCCCATTAAATATCAGCAAGAAGAATACTACAAAGTATTCCACTACTTTTTTTTATTCTGATATGCCCTCAAATATCTTCTGCCTAAAGCTACTGCTTCAGATTTACTAGAACCACGATAGCCCCAAGCCTCAAGACTTAATTTTAATCTCGTCTTACGTCCTTTGTTATCATAGAGTCTTCCTTGTGAACTTCCCATTCTTACTAAGAAAGAACCTTTGCGTCTATATTCTGAAAGTCTATCTGGCCTACCTTTAACTGGTGGTCTTAAATTACTTCCAGTTGCACGATTGTATCTTGCTCTACCTGATGCTGTCAAACCACCTCTAGGATTCTTATCTGATTTTCTTAATGCAAATTTAACCATTTTTTTTAGTGTTAATTATTACTGGCGGTGCAGGCTTTCTTATTTTTAAGTTGTGTTTTTTCATAAGCAATTTAACTATGCAACCATTACAGGCTTTAATATGCTGCTCTAACTTATTTAACATTTCTTTCTTACAAAATAAACACTTAATCATTTTTAGATTCTATTATTTCTTTAGGCTCTTCCACTATATCATAAATTGGTAATGGCGCATCAGAATCGGTATCTAATCTTTCATTTACTTGACCAAGCATTTGCTTGCCGAGCCAAATAAGCATGACCACATTCCCCTTTTCAACTGCCATTTGCCATTGTTTCCTTCTTAATGAAATATTGCCTTCTGCTTTCCCTTTGGCTATTTCATTGGAAAAATTATCTCTTAAAGTGTCAATATGACAATCAAAAAATGATGCCATTTCATTCATAGTACAATGCAATCTAGCTAATCTTTTTACTTGTTCTGGGTCTATATTTAATTTGGGTCTGCCTACCTTTTTAACCTCAGATTGAGTTGTAGGTTTTTCCTGATTGCTCATGTATAGCTTCTTTCCCAGTAAATTGTTGCCACCTTTGTATTATTACATCTACAAATTTTGTTTCTAATTCTATTCCATAACAAATTCTATTTAATTTCTCACAAGCTATTAATGTACTTCCTGAACCAGAAAATGGGTCAAATATAATATCTTTTTCTTTTGATGAGTTTAATATAGCTTCTTTGACTAATTCTACTGGTTTTCGGGTAGGATGTTTATATTCAGTAGTGTTATCTCTTTTGATATTCCAAATAGAAGTTTTTGTTCTGTCGCCATAAAAATTATGCTTTCCTTTGCCTTCTTTCCAACCATATAAAATAGGCTCATGTTGTGAGCGATAATCTTGCCAACCCATACCAGCATTACCTTTATTCCAAATAAGAGTTGATGACTTCTTAAAATATTTGTCAAAAGCTATTTCAAAAGCTATTTTTGGTTTGCTATGACTATCTGGGTGGCAAACATATAATATACTTAATGGCTTTAAATTATCTGACATAAGTTTAAAAACATCATCTAAAAATAACACAAATTTATTCTCATCCATATTATCATTAATAATTTTACCTAAATCATTCTTTCCTCTACCGCTATAATCAACGTTATAAGGTGGGTCTGTGAATATCATGTCGGCTAAATTATCTTTAAATAAAAGTTTATAATCTTCGGCTTTTGTTGAATCTCCACAAATTAGTTTATGCGAGCCTAGTAACCAAATATCTTTAGGTTTGCTTTTTGGATTTTCTGGTGCATCTGGTGCTGCATCCTCATCTGTTAAGCCTTCATTTTCTTTAAACAATAAATCTTTAAGAAAATCTTCTTCAAAACCTAATAGACTTAAATCAAATTTATCTTCCTCTAGCCCTTCTATTTCTACTGATAGCTTTTCTAAGTCCCAACCTGCGTTAAGTGCTAATTGATTGTCGGCTATAATTAATGCTTTGATTTGTGTTTTTGTTAGCCCAGAAATTAATATGCAAGGAACTTCTTCATAACCCAATCTTTTAACTGCTTGTAAACGACCATGACCAGCTATGATTGAATTGTCTTTGTCAATAAGTATTGGGTTTGTAAATCCAAATTCTTTTATGCTAGATACTATTTGCGTTATTTGTTCTTCGCTGTGCGTCCTACTATTATTTATGTAGGGAATAAGTTCAGATACCTTCTTTTTAATAAGTTCCATATTGACCGACTATGTTCGTTAAATGTTCTTTAGTCTTTTTTTAACGATTTGTAAAGAAAGTCAAGTAAGTCTTGGTTTTGATAAAGTATATGGCACAGACCATTTGCTGTTGAATTACATACTAGTTCCTCAGCTTTTAAAGGTAAGTCTAGTTTATATTCATCATGTATTAGATGGCAGATTTCATGGATTATAGTATTAGCCATTTGAATATTGTCTAGTGATTTGTCTAAGGTAAGTGTGTTTGTATCTGAGTCAAATTCGCCGAAAATCTTTTTCTTAGATGCAAGTTCTTTGTCTATGAAGTTTAACTTAACTATCCTGCTTCCAAAGATAATTTTGTTCAAACTCATTTTCTTTTAAGTCTTTTGGCTATGTAAAGGTTCTTAACAAAGCTAGATTTCTTGCCAAACTTTTGACCGGCAGAACGTCTTGCAGATTTATATGCTTTAGATTTTTTATTAAAAGGCTTTGGCTTTCCTAAACTTGCTGGCCTCTTTCTTTCCCAAATAGGTTTCTTCATTTTTTCTTTCTTGGCATCTTTTTAGGTTTATAAACTCTATAAGTGCCTTTAGCTTTGCGATTGGTATACAAAACACCGATACTGCTTGAAGTGGTTTCTCCTGCCATTATATTTTGTCCTTAATTTTATTTATCATTTTAACTATCTCAGTTCGGTACGTTTGTGAAGTGGAATAGTTTTCAAGTGTTTCGGCAAGTTTAACTGGGTCTTTTGTTCTTTTTCGTACGTTTCTAAATTCTAAATAATGATGATTGTTATTAAGTATGTTTATGTAGTCTTTAACTGATTGGCATTTTGATTTATAGGTTTTAACTCGCCATTTAATTGATGGGTCTTGCTTTAAAGGCAGCATACCATTTTGACTCCAAATTCTAATTCCAAATAAATTGTTTCCTTCTCTTGCAAATCTTGAAGTTCCATAATCAGATTCTACGATTGCTTGTGCGATAATAAGTGGTGTTGGGATTTGTTCTTCCTTCCTTATGTCTAGGTTATGAAAGTCTATACATTTTTTTAAACTTACAATAAACCTTTCGCTAGACATATTTTCTACTTTAGGTTCAAAGAACCCAATCTTCCTAATTTCTTCAATAGTGCTATTTCTAATTTTTTCTTTAGTGCTAGAATTCGGAAAAAATGTTCCAGCAACAAATACAAAAAATAAGAATAAACAGACAATAGAATAGTCCCATAGTTTTATACTAAGTATATTTGTGTTCATTTAAGGTTTAGGATAACCTTCCAGCTTTGCAGCTTATCTTTGATTGAGTTTAGTCCTCGTCGTCTAAATCTTCTGAATCATCAAAAGATTCATCTTCGTCCATTTCATCAGAATCATCGTAAGTTTCTTCTGACTCCATTTCTTCAAGGTGGTCTTCTAAAAGTTCTCTAAGAGTATCCAGTTCTTGATTTATTTTGTCTTGTGCCTTTTCAAGTTTAGCTATTACTTTTTCTATTTTCATTACCACACTCCTTTTGTTAGTTTGGTGGCAAATTCATTAAGGTTATTTATTGTTTATGTAAATATATAATTTTTAAAGAACTAAATAGATAATAAAATCAAGAGTTTAATCTTGACAGCACCCATTTCTCAAAGTCGGTAGAATCTAATTTTTGGCGCATAGTCTCCCATTCGTTAAGTTCTTTCTTAACAAGAATCTTTTTATTTAGGCTTTGCAATATAGGTATTGTCGGTTTTTTATTATTCATATTGGTAAGATTATTTTCACTACTATTAGTATTATATATATTAGTTGTTGTTCTGTCTGTCATATTTTGATTCACTTTGACTGGCACATCTTGATATTTGCTATATTTTACAATGAGATAAACACTTAAATTGCGTGTCAAAGTTTGATTCAGATTGCCACTTTGAACTAGATTGCGAATTATTGTTCTTACCTTACGTTCAGAAATATCAAATTTTTTAGATAAATCTTTGTAAGCTATTGAAACTTCGCCTCTTTTTAGTTTTATTTTCTTTTTACGATATATAACTTCACAGTTTTTATGCGAAGCCATAGCAACTAAATATAAAAATATAGCAACTTCTAATTGATTATTAAAATCTTTAGAATTGTATATCTTCCTATGTAAAGCTATCCA